TGGACATCCAGTATTGGCATTATTGGTCTTGCTCTCAATCTTCGTGCTTACGATTTCGTGAGTCAAGAGATTAGAGCAGCAGAAGATCCAGAATTTGAGACCTTCTACACCAAGAACATCTTACTTAATGAAGGACTACGTGCATGGTTAGCACCTGCCGACCAACCGCATGAGAACTTTATCTTCCCTGAGGAAGTTCTGCCTCGTGGTAATGCATTGTGATTCAATCATTAGGATTCTTGTTACTTCGTTTGTCAATAGGCATCATGCTTATTCATCATGGATACGAAAAACTAGACAGCATTGAAAACTTTGCTGATGCTTTTGTGAGACCACTTCATATTCCATTTCCGATAACAATGTCATACTTGGCGGCGTTCTCTGAAATCTTTGGAAGTTGGTTACTTATCTTTGGACTAGGCACTCGTTTGGGTGCCTTGGCAATCTTAGGTACTGTTTCCTTCGGAATATATCATGCCATTGTGACATCAGGTTTCAATATCTACCTTCTTGAATTACTTGTATTGTATTGGGGAGGTTGTGCCTGTATTATTCTCAATGGTGGGGGTAATTTCTCAATAGATCATCTCATAAAACGGAGACTTATAAATGATTAAAGCACTATTCAGTCTTATGTTCGCTGCCATTATGTGGGTGCAAGTCCCACAGTGGAGTGACGATTGGTCTAAGTGTGCAGTGGATGTACCAGACACCGCATGTCATTGGTACATCACTGCCCCCGATAGCACCATGGGTGAAGGATTCAGTTGGGCAAATGCCCCTTGGTTCAGTGTCGAAGGTCTCCGCGATATCGGAGAACTTCATAACACAGTTCAATCTTTACAGGAAGCATGATGAATAGTTTTGAAGTCTTTCTTTATTTCACATGCTTCGCTCTTATTGCTGGTGCTGCGTTTGCTATGATGTGGGCTAACATTCAATCTATTAACATAGAGATGAATAAACCACGTAAACCACGTCACCCTGAAGCACCTGAAGCAGGTGAAGAACTGATGTATGTGGATCTAACTAGAGAAAAACTAGAGGACCTTTACAACAAGAATAAAGAGTGATATATTAAGGGTCTACGGACCCTTTTTTTATGATCACAATTATTAATTATGTGACTGGGTTCTGGTCTGTTGTTATTATGAACTGTATCCAACCAGTCAACTGGCAGTATTGTTTACCAATTCATGAATGGTTGATTCCTGATTTAATTCAGGGAGTGCAGATATATCTTGACAAAGAACATGACTTATTGTATAAATCAGAAAGGGATTACTTAAAAAATAAATGAAAATTTTTCTAGATACCGCTGACCATTGGGCGATTGAAGAATACTATTCTACAGGATTGATTGATGGAGTCACAACCAATCCGACTCTGATTATGAAATCTGGAAGAAATCCTGACGATGCATATCAACATATTAAAGATGTTGGTATCAAAGATATTAGTATGGAAGTCATGGGTAATGTGAGTGAAATGTATACCGAGGGTATCAGACTATCTGAAAAGTTTGGTGATGTATGCACTGTTAAAGTTCCTTGCACTCGCGAGGGTTTAAAAGTCTGTAAGGCACTTAGTGATGTGGGTATCAGGGTTAATGTTACACTTATCTTCTGTGCCTCTCAGGCAGTCCTAGCAGCAAAGTCTGGGGCAACATATGTCTCTCCCTTTGTAGGACGCTTAGACGACCAATCAGTAGCAGGCCTGGAGGTTGTAAGATCTATCTCCGAACTGTATCGAATTCATGGTGTGAGAACTCAAATTCTTTCTGCATCAATTCGTAGTGTGCAGCGTGCTGTAAGGTCATGGTATAATGGTGCTAGCATTTGCACCTTGCCACCTAAGGTATTTGATCAGATGTATGACCACATTCTTACCGACAAGGGTATGGAGATTTTTGAAAACGATTGGAGGGAAGTAAAGCAGTGACATTTACAGTATATTCAAAGGATGGATGCCCTTATTGCACTAAGGTTGAACAGGTATTACAACTTGCAGAAATCAAGCATGTGATATATAAACTTAACAGAGATTATTCTCGCCAAGAATTTTATGATAAGTTTGGACAAGGATCAACCTTTCCAAGAGTCATGAAAGATGATACAATCATTGGCGGATGCACTGAAACTGTTAAGTATCTTAGGGAACAAAAATTGGTCTAATGGAACAAAACCTCATCGACATTTATGATATGATTGAACATGCTATTGATTATGCATTTGATGGTCGAATGAATTTAAAATTTTATGACTATCTAAAAACATCAAAAATTAAGAAGCATGAGATAGATGCATTTATTGAGAGTTCTACATCCGCAGAGATCAGTGACATTGTTTTAGATCTTGAAGAATATCTTGAAGGTGGTATGGACAGTGCTCATAAGCAACTTCGTGAAGGTTATGGTCATATCCCCAAACCCCAGGCAAGAAAAATTAAAACATATTTGTATGGCATCTTAGAAGATGCACGGAGGTACAGTAATGATCGAAGACCTGGACGAAGAAAGAAGCAATCTAAATAACGATGAGACCCACATTAATCGTGGGGTAGAGTTGTTACTAAGAAATAGGAGGAGTAAACCAGATCCACCCAAAACTTTTCAAGTAAAGTTTGGTAAGATGATTTCCTTCCTTAGACGAGAGATTGTTTTTCACTTTAACTTTTACCTGGATATTCGAAAGAAATAAATCTCTGGAGTATAAAAAATGTTAGCAGTAACACTTACGATTGGAACCCTTGTTTCAATCATGTTCTTTTTTGTAGGAGGTGTGGTAGGATGGTTAGCAAGAGAGAATACATGGGTAAATCAACCAGTTTACACTCATCCAGAGATGTTTGATGAAAACGGAAATGTATTACCGGACGAAATTTTAGCAGTACGATTTGAAAATGGCTATGACGAACTCGACGAAACAGATGACGACTAAACAGAAATTACCACCGAATCCATTTCAGCATGAGATTCTTGAACTTGTCAGTAAGCAAAGATCGAAAGCAAAGAAAGTTGAGATCCTACAAGAGTATGCTAATAATGCTCTAAAGGTTCTTCTCATTTGGAACTTTGATGATACTGCTATCTCTGTAATCCCAAAAGGAACAGTTCCTTATACTGAAAATGAAGTCCCTGTAGGAACAGATCATACTTCACTCCGTGTAGAGTATAAGTATCTCTTCAATTTTGTAAAGGGTGGCAATGACTCTCTTACCTCACTCCGTAGAGAGACTATGTTCATTCAAATCCTTGAGGGATTGCATCCAGAGGAAGCAAAAATTCTTTGCTTGGTGAAAGACAAAGAACTACAAACCAAATATAAATTAACATATGAAATAGTTCGGGAAGCATATCCCGATATTAATTGGGGTGGTCGTTCATGACAGTTGCTGTAGAACAGGAAAAGGAAATGGCAGACTACAGTCCAGAGGAAAGTAAAATCAATCCATCTGATTACGATTGTCAAATCCTCCTTGAGAAGACAACAATTGAAATTGCAAATGATAAGTCTTTTCCTACAGACGCAAGACTTATTTGGTATATTGTTGATGGAGTAAAGTGTATAGACCTTACTCGTTGTAATAAAGTATCAAAAATGTTTGATATGTATTATGATCGATATGGTAAAGGTTCTGTACAAAGAATTGATTTTGGGTATGGAAATATCAGTCCAAGACTCTGGGGTAACAAACCAAAGAAGGAGAAGGAGAAGAAAAGGAAATGAATGAAGACCAAATTAAGAATCAAATTAATGAACTAATTAAAGATGAGATTCAGGAATCTATTAATGAATATGTTGATGCAAAGGAATTGACAGAAAAAAGTGGTCTTGGATTTGTTGAACCCACAGATGAACAGCAATTGAAATTAAGTATATCTAAAAACGAGATTGATAAAATCATCAAGGAATATAAGAAGATCAAAAAAAGTCAAAGATCCAATCTATCTCAGGTTAGGAAACTTGGATTACTTGATAAGCACGGTAGACCATTAAAATAAATATTAATGTTAAAGGAGTGCTTATGCTTTCCACCAAATACAGGTTGCGACTTGAAGCAATCTGTAAAAAAATAGTTCTTTGCGAGGACGTATCTTTACCTGATATGATCTGGGCGGAGAAACTTGCTAAGTCTCATACACTTGCCAGAGATTGGTTGCAAAAAGCACGAAGACAATCTTCTCAAGAAATTGAAGAAGGTACTATCGATGATTTTATGAATAGGATGGGGTTAGGTGATCCCGACCCATCCAATCATAAGAAGGGATTTGATAGTGCTGATGATATTAAGGATTGGTTTCATACGGATAAACCTGATGACTGGAGGCAACGTGACTGATTACGTTTGCATTGTAGCATGGGATAAACAATTCCAATGTACTAGATATCATTATGTTCATAAGTCTTCTCCCAATCCAGTAAGAGAAGTAAAAAATTTATTCCCATTCGAAGAAGTATACGAAAATGCAAGCAGTAATTTACAGTAACGGCAGTCAAGAATGTGAAAGGGCTTGTATGCTCTTGAAAAGTATTCACGAAGATTTCCATGAATACTTTTTGAATAAAGATTTTACTAATAATCAATTCCATGCAGAGTTTGGTGACACTGCTGAGTACCCACAGATTGCTATTGGACTCAAGCATCGTGGAGACCTGAAGGAGACCTT